GTTTACGGCGGGGTATTTTCCTCGGTCGACGTGGACGGGGTCGTTCCGTGAGGAGTGTGAGAAGCGTAATTTTGCGGATATTTCGGGTAGTTGGACGGGCAGTGTGCCTGATGGCGGTTGGTATGCCGGGGATGTTGTGTTGTCTGAGGCTGCTAGCGGCGGTAGGGGTCATGTAGCGATCGTCATTAATGGTGGTTCGGGTGAGTCGTCTGATGGGGCTTTGCTGGCTGAGGCGTGGATTGCTGAGGATGGGTCTATTGACGGGTATCTGGGTGATCAGACTGGTTCTGAGGTGCGTATTGTCGAGTATGCGTCTCATCCGTACACGCAGTCGGCGTCGTGGACGCATGCGTTTAGGCGGCGTGATGTGGTGTCGCCTTTGACTGGTGGTGGCGGGGCGGTTTCGGCTGTTCCTGCTTCTGTGCCGGTGGCTGAGTCGTCTTCTGCGGCGTCTGGGTATGAGCTTAGTGAGGTTCAGAGGGCTGTTCTGCGTGCTGCGGATAATGTGGGTTGTCCGTGGTGGGCTGCGCTTGCGGTTTTGTGGATGGAGACTGGTGAGCGTGGTGCGAATGTTTTTGGCCATGATGTTGGGGGTGCTTATTGTGGTGGCGGTGAGGTTACGGAGGCGAAGTTCCGTGATTTTTATTCGTTGATTGAGAATGGTGCGACGTCGAATGGTGTTGGGCCGTTGCAGGTGACGTATCCGGGTTATTTCTTCAATGATCCTGGTCGGGCTTGGTGGGATCCTGAGAAGTCTGCTGAGGTTGGTTGTACTATTTTGCGGGATCTTATTAGTGCTGAGGGGGATTCGTATGAGGATCTTCGTCGTGTGGGGTCTCGGTATAACAGTGGGTCTGCGTATGGCGCGTATGACGCGTATGGTGTTCCTTTTTCTGACCGGTGTAGGTCTTGGTATGATTATGGGCGTCCGGGGGCGTCCGCGGATGGATTGGAGTTTCTGAGTATGTCGCAGGGTATTGATCTTCTGTCTGAGATTAACGCTCGTCTTATTGAGATTAGTGATCAGACTGGTGCTGGTATTGCTGGTCGTCGTTTTGATGGTCCGCTTGTTGGTTGGCTGAAGCAGATTGATGGTCATGTCAGTGAGATTGAGGCTAAGGTTGACGCGTTGAAGTCGGTTGTTGAGGCTGAGAAGCCTGCTGAGCGGGCCTGAGTTTCTTTTTTGACTGGTTGGGTTGTTCTGTGGTTGTGCTGTTCGTTGTTGCTGGCTTGGTGTTGGGGGCGTATTGGGTTGGCCGGTGCGAGGGCGCTGAGCGTGGTATGCCGTGGGATGATCTGTTCGGTGGTCCTGACAAAGAGTGAGTTTGTAAGGTAGGTTTTGTTATGTCTCTTTCTGCGGGTCAGTCGGCTACGCTGACCGCTGTTGTTGCGTTGGCTTGGCCGTTTGTGCAGGCTGCGTTGGATAAGCCGTGGTGGACGCCGGCTCGTCGTCGTGTGATTACGTTGTCGGCTGTTGTGGTGATTGCTGTTGGTACGTGGTTTGTTGGCGCGTATCCGGCGACTGCGTCTGCTGTGACTACTCAGGTTCTGTCTGTTGCTGGTTTGGTGCTTGGTGCGTTTAATGTGCTGAAGGCTGTGAAGATTAATGGTGTTAGTATCATTGATTGGGCTGGTCTGGTGACGCCTGGTGGCGTTGAGCGGGATAAGGGTCGTCACGAGGCGTGATCTTGTCCTGACGGGGCCCCGTCCTTGCCTGTTGGTGGGGGCGGGGTTCCTTGTTTTTGGTGGTGGTATACTGTGCTTGTTGCTCAATCACTGGAGGTTTTGCTGTGGCTGACGTGCTTTCTGATCGTATTCCGGAGCCGCCTGTTGAGGTGGTGAAGGCTGGCGAGGCTGCTGAGGCGTTTTGGCGTCGTGTGGTGGTGCGTTGGGAGTTGCGTACAGATGAGTTGCGTATTTTGCAGGATGCGTGTGTGCAGTTGGCGTTGGTTGACCGGTTGCAGTATGAGGCTGATAGGTCTGATGTTTTGATTGAGGGGTCGCGTGGTCAGTTGCGGCCGAATCCGATTTTTGATGCGGTGCGTCAGCATCGGCTTGCTTTGACGAATATTTTGAAGTCGTTGAATATTCCGGAGTCGGATGAGGAGGAGGCTGCTCGGGCTGAGCGTCGTCATAATAAGGCTGTGAAGGCTGCGCGTACCAGGTGGGCTGCTTCTCATGGCAAGGACGCGTGAGGCTGGTCCGGCTGCTGGGTCGTCGGTGGAGGTTGCGGAGGCTGAGGAGCGGGAGGAGATTAAGGCCTGGTATCGGGATCGGTTGGCTGGTGAGGCTGTGGTGCCGGGTGAGGGTGGCCCGTTTCCGCCGGCTACGGTTGGTCCGACGTGGGCGAAGTCGTCGTCTGGCGGCTGGCTGCTGCCGGAGTTTACGATTGGTTGGGATGCTGTTGCGTGGGCGTCTCAGAATCTTGTCGGGCCTGGTGGCGGGGCTTGGACGTTTACGAATGAGCAGCTGCGTTTTCTTCTGTGGTATTACGCTACGGATGAGAATGGTGTGTTTCTGAATTCGACTGTTGTGTTGCAGCGGTGTAAGGGTTGGGGTAAGGATCCGTTGGCTGCTGTTGTGACGTTGGTTGCTTTGTTGGGGCCGTCTGTGCCGCGTATGGTTGGTGGCAGGCTTGTTGGTGCGGTTGAGGCTGATCCGTGGGTGCGTTTGTTGGCGGTTTCGCAGCAGCAGACGCGGAATACGATGGGTGCTTTGAAGGCGGTGTGTCCGCCGGAGGATCGTAAGCGGTTGAATATTCGTATTGGTGATGTTGGTGTGCGTCGTACGGATGGGCAGCCTGGGTTTGTTGCGGCTATTACGTCGAATCCTGAGGCGGCTGAGGGGTCTCGTGCGACGTTGACGGTGTGTAATGAGACGCAGAACTGGACTGCGTCTAATAGTGGTTTGGCGATGATGGGCGTTGTGCGTGGTGATGCTGCGAAGTCGCCCGTGTCCCGGCAGGCGCGTGTTCTGCATTTGTGTAACGCGGCTCGTGAGGGTGTTGAGAGTGTTGGGTTGCAGACGCGTGAGGGTTGGGAGGCGGCTCAGGATGGGCGGCATGCGAATTTTGGTTTGATGTATGATTCGTTGGAGGCGCCGCCAGATGCGCCGTTGTCTGTGGAGGCCGCGCCGGAGGTTATTCGGGCTGTTCGTGGGGATGCGACGTGGTTGACGCCGGATCGTATTATTCAGGATGTGGTGGATCCTAGTACGCCGCCTTCGGAGTCGCGTCGTAAGTGGTATAACCAGACTGTTGCGGCTGAGGATTCGTGGCTTAGTAGGCAGGAGTGGGATTCTTGTTGTGATCCGGAGTTGCCGGCGTTGGATCCTGCTGATGAGTTGTGCGTGTTTTTTGATGGTGGTAAGTCGGATGATGCGACGGCGCTTGTTGGTTGCCGTGTGACGGATGGTGCTGTGTTTGCTTTGGGTTTGTGGCAGCGTCCTCCTGGTGCCCGGGGGAGGGGTTGGGTTGCGCCTCGTGATCAGGTTGATGCGCGTGTGCGTGAGGTGGTTTCTCAGTATCGTGTTGTTGGTTTGTGGGCTGATCCGTCGCATACGATGGATGATGAGAGCATGGAGCAGTTCTGGGATGCGGTTGTGGATGGTTGGCATCGTGATTTGGGGCGTCGTCTTAGGTTGAAGGCGTCGTCGGCGCATTCTGTGCGGTGGGATATGGCTGACCCGTCGCATACGAAGTTGTTTGTGCATGCTGTGCAGCGTGTGACGTCTGACGTGTTGCAGGGTGCCTTGTTGCATGATGGTGATGCTAGGTTGCGGATGCATGTGTTGCATGCGAAGCGGGCGCCTACGAAGTGGGGTTTGTCGATTCGTAAGGAGCATCGGGAGTCGAAGAAGAAGATTGATTTGGCGGTATGTATGGTTGGTTCGCGTATGATGAGGGAGATGTACCTGAACCGGACGGCGCGCAGAGGGCGGGGTAAAGTATGGTGATGATCACGTCTACGGATTATGGTGATGCTCCGTGGCGTCGTCTGGTGTCTGAGCATGAGATGGACAGGTCGCGGTGTGTTCAGCGGCGTGAGGATATCCTGCCTGGGTCGACGACTAATGGGTTTACTCCGCTGCTGGCGCAGATTGATGGTGGGTCTCGGGGCCGTCAGAAGCGCCGTTTGAAGGCTCTTAGCTTGGGTCCGACGCTTGGTTTGTTGGTGGATACTTTGGCCCGTCAGCTTATCTGTGACGGTGTGTCGCATGCGACGTCTGCTGTGACGGCGGAGGGTCAGGAGGATGACCGGGATCTGTCTGGTCTGTGGGCGCCTTGGGATCGGGCTGGCATGTCGACCCGTCAGACGGCCTTGTACCGTGAGGCGTTGATTGACGGTGAGGCGTATGTGGTTGCGTTGCCGTCTGCGCGTGGGTTCCGTCTTGCGCCTATGCCGTTGTCGCGTGTGGCGTGTGATTGGGGTGTTGACCCGTCTGCGGAGTGGCCTGAGGCTGCTGCCTTGCTGGATGAGGATGGGGAGCCTTGGTTGTACGTGGACGCTCACGCGTACGTGGACCCGGAGACTACTGAGGTGGTCGCGACGCATGATGCGGGCGTGTGCCCGGTTGTGCGTTATGCCCCGTACATGGATCTGTCTGGTCGGTGCGAGTCGTTGGTGGATCGTTTGCTGATTCCTGCGCGTCGCCATGTGAAGACTGTGTATGACCGGTTGCTGATTCAGCATAATAATTCTTGGCGTGTGAAGACTGCGACGGGCTTGGATGATCCGGGGTCTTTGGAGGAGGCGAATCGTCAGAAGGCGCTGCTGGAGCACGGGTCTGTTCTGACTGGCGGTGATGGTGTCGCGTTTGGTTCGCTGCCGGAGACGTCTATGCAGTCGGTGCTTGAGGCTGAGCGGTATGACCTGTCGACGTTGGCCGCTCTGGCTTCGGTGCCGTCCTGGGCGCTGTCGGGTTCGCAGTTGGTGAATTTGTCCGCGGACGCGCTCGCCGAGGCTAAGTCGGCGGAGCGGACGCATATACAGGCTTTGCAGACGGCTTTTGGTAGGTCGCATGCGTCGCTTCTGCGTCTCGCGGCCATGCTTAGCGGCGACTATGAGGCTGCGTCAGATTATGGTTTGCGTCTTGACTGGCGGGATACTGAGGCTCGTTCCTTGTCGCAGGCGGCGGACGCCCTGGGTAAGCTGTCGCAGTCGCTTGGCGTCCCGTCTGAGCTGCTGTGGGGTCGCATCCCTGGCGTGTCGCCGGCCGAGGCTGAGGAGTGGCGTCGGTGGGCGGAGCAGCACCCGTCCGAGCTGGAGGCGTACGCTAAGGCCCTGAACGAGCACGAGGCCCAGA